AACTATCCTTTTCATCGTTGTCAGTTCTGACACTATCATTGTCTGCATCAAAGTAACTAAGGTTAACACCGTTACCTGTATGACTTACAAACGTACTACTACCTACTCTGATAGTCGATCCGTCTTTAAGATCATCAGTGATAAAGATTGCACCGCCTAAACTACCCGAGCCATATAAGACTGAGTTAGGACCGTTTACTATCTTTACTTTTTCATTACCAGTAGCAAAGTCATGGCCAAAGTCATACCATCCGTTTCCAGCATCGTTTGCCGGTACACCATTTCTGAATACACTAGTGTGTATTGTTTGTGTTCCTCTTTCAGTGTAACCAGAAAATCCACCATAGCCGCCTGCTTGTGTTGCTTCTGGCATGATTGTTTCTAATACGTTTACATCTGAAGATGGGTCTGATTCAGACTCATAGACATTTGCCCCAGTTATTATTACTTCCTCAATCTCTTGCGACTGAAGATTATTTGCTATTAACATTAAAAACATTACCGATACTAATAAGTATAGTGGCATGAAGTTAATGTGTACGTTTTTATCTAAATTATTCATTATGATATTTCTACTGTTCTCCTGTTGGTTATAATTATAATTTTGCCATTGCGATTATCGCCATGACATTGTTCGGGTTCTACAATCGAATTAAATTGAATCAGAATTGGGAGACTATTAATCTCTTTAGTGTTATCTTCATCAAATAAATCCTTTTGCATTTGCATTCTAAAATTATTCTTAGAAAGTGCATCTCTGCATTCTTTAAAAATATCATGACCTTTTGACCTGTCATACTTAGATGATCCGATCTGTGTATGTGGGCTGCCACGTCCTAGCAGTATGTTCTCCACATTTAGTTTGTTGAGCCAAATACACCATTCTTCGATTTCATCGATATCGCATTCTACAATATATGATGAAGCAAACAATAGTTCAGGGTCGCCCTGAGTAATTGACTCATCTACTTTTATACCTAATTGTGACATTCGGTATAAACAGTTTGGGGTGTTGTCTAAGTTACAATCTTCTAGTAACTCATCTAACACTGTGTTTGAATTGACTACAGTGTATGTAGCCGTGTCTTGTACGTAGATCAATGTAGGGTCTTTGTACTCTACTGTCCTTGCACTTAACTCTGTTATGATATCTTTTACTTCGTTGTGATAAACAGTAGTAAAGAATCGAGGTAAAATCTCATATGCTAATCTCAGTGCATGTGTAGTTGGGTTTGCTTCATATCTTTTTCGTTCAGCATTCCAGATCCAAGTCTGATTACTATCTATAGTATCATTAACAGGAAAGTAACTTGACATTTCCTTTCTGAATGATGAAATGAAATCCTTTTTAAAAGGAACTCTAATAACTAATTTATTTATGGAGTCGTCCCAATCAACATTTGCATTTGTGTACTTAGGTAAACTTTCTACAATTACACATTTCCAAGGTAGTTTAACTAGATTATTAGATTCGTATCCATTAGTTCCAAATTGTTTTCTATACTTGTGTAACAGTTTGTCAAACAAATCTGCTTGTCCAGATGTAATTTGTTTCTTGTCATGGGTTAATGATTGCATGTTAGAAATAAATTTGTAATCATAATGAGATAAACTAATGGAAGGAGTCATCATAAAAAAGATGACTTGTTCCTTGTGTGTAAATTCAATATTCATAACAGTATTATACTTCCTTCTATCCTTTTATTCTAATCGTTTGGTAATAAAAAAGGGGCGACCTCAGCCGCCCCCAACTCCTGACACAGAGTTATCTAACTCTCATACATGTACTTTCTGCAAGTACTTTCCAATTGTTAACACCTGTTACTTTGAACAAGTCAGCAATCTTAAGAGCCATTCTCATTGAGATTTCTCTAAGTTTACTTGCGTTCTCTTCCATGAAGTCAAAGATTTGTTGACCTTCATTATTTTCAAACTTGTATTCTCTGAATAATCCACCTTCAACATCTCTATCAACTTGCTTGATTCTGAGCATTTTGTCTCTCTCATTGTCGATAGTAAGATCCAAGAAGTGACACCTAGATTGTAAAGCCTCTAAGTGATCTTGTAATTTCTTAGACTTGATGTTCTCAAACTTCAAGTTAGTAATGAAGATTGCACTTCCTTTGAATTCAAAACTGTTTGGGATACCTTCTCTGTTAAGAAGACTAGAGTCAGAGTTCCAGCAAATTCTTCTGCTTTTGCCTGAGTCAAGTGCCGCCTTAAGAATGTTAAGAGCAAGATCGTCCTGAAATACAGAGTCACAGTCATCAAACACTAAGACGTTTTTAGCATCAGAGTACTTGTAAAGAACTGCGTAAAGTCCTAATGCAGTCATTGCACCTTTGACAACTTCGTATCTAGTTCTGCTGTTAGTCAGTGCATCGAACAAAGAAGCCTTCTCCATTTGTTGCTCAACCCCGTAAGACTTGCCTACTCCAGGAGGACCTGAAACAATCATTGCTCTAACATCGCCTGCGATAGTAGCCTTAGCCATATCGTCAAGTATGTTGAATCTAGTTTTGATTCTATCCATTGCTTGATCGTCAGTCTCGGTTACTTCAGGAGCAAGTTCTACATTTGAATCTGCCATAATCGGCTTCTCAGTTCCCCATGTGATGTCGTTAATGTTATTCACTTTGATTTTAACATTAGCAATTTGAACTTGGGGGAACTTACCGTCATTTTTGACAGTAATAAATCCACCTCGTTTGCCTGTTGCATAACCTTTAACCAATTCAAATGATTGATTAATGATCGGTTGATTTCTATACTCGCCGTACTTTACTGTGATATTCTGTGTCATATTTAACTCCGTTGTGTCAGTGTGTCGTTATAATGTAATTATACTACCTTTGGGTAGCAATGTCAAGCCTTTGGGTAAACTTTTTTGTAATTATTTTGTTTACTTTTCTCTTTAACATACATGTATTATAACGCATTTTGGGTACAGAGTCAAGCCTTTTACCCATTATTTGCCCATTATTTCGCCTAATCTACTTGAATATCTTCCATTCCAGCAGTTCTTAGACGGACAATATGACCCATCTGCCACTGTTTAGCATCTAACCCTTTCATTATGCCCAGATACTTATTTCTAAGCAAGGCTATTTCATTGATCAGATACTCAAAGTCTATGACTTCATCTTCACCATCAACATACTTCTCAGCATCACGTGAAGTCAATGCCCTAGCATATTTCTCTAAGTACTTCTGAAAGTGAGTTCTGCGAATCTTACGTAGTTTGATGTTAAGAAGGTTAAGCACCGCTTCAACTTCTTGTAGTTGATTGAAACGATGCTCAGTTATGCCCGGCAGTGCTGATATATGTTTCTCAACATAACCAGATACCATACAATCCTTTTTGCTAGATATGAGTTCATTTTCGTAGTGTGCAATGAAGTCAGGTATTACTGACAAGTCATGGCTAATCCGAGTGTACCAATTCAAGTATTACTCCTAGTCCCAGTCATCATCAGTATCGTCATCCTCTTCTTCTTCCCAAACTTCGTCTTCGTTTTCAGAAAAGTATGATAATGCTTCCTTAATTTTTTTGTCACTGCCAAAGGCTTTTTTAATTTCTTGTGCAGTCATACCTTCATCGATCAAGTGATTTACAAGAACATCCGATGCTTCATGTATATCACCGTCTTCGATTGATGGCTTTATGATTTCCCATATCTTTGCTAGATCATTTAGGTTCATGTGCTAAGCCTCTTCCGTCTCAAGTCCATCTTCCTCAGTATTTACTTTGTCTAATGCACTTTTAACTTCAGTGTATTCAGCCATTACCGTATCTAAACAACCTCTTGCTTCAATGGCCATTTCGACCTCTGCATTTGCTTCCCAAGGCTTTCTGAACTGAAGAATCTCAGTACCATCTTGTGCGATGTACTTTAAACGATTCCCTTGCTTAGTTAACACGCCTGATTTCTCAAACAAGTCTACTAGACCCGAATAAGGATTCATACCTGTCTCATAAGGAATCTTCACTTGCACACCCTCGAAAGGTTTTGCATAACGAGTCTTCATTACTTTACAGCCTGCACGAATGCCTCTTACTTCTGAAATCTTATTGCCTGCGGCATCTTCTTTCAGTTTCATTTTCTTCATTGCTACTACAATACTTGATGCATAGATAAAGCCTTGACCACCAGAGATTTTATCATCTGGGTCAAACATATCTTGTGATGCATA